ATGATGGCGAAGCAGCCGCAACAACGCGGTTGGGTCCCGGCCAGATCATTTTATCTTTCGGGCGTTCTTGGTGATGCAGATTTCTGCTTCGGCCGACGGGCTTCTTTTGGGGATTATAAGCTTTTTCCAATGTTGAGTTCGTCACCCGATCCTCTCGGCGTGGCAAATGAGCCCTTATTGCGCAGTGCAGTCCGCATCAACTTGACCGAATGGACGAAGTGCGCTCTCGGCTCGTTAGCTCATGTTCCGGCGGCGCACCACCATTTACTCATTCGTGAACTGGAGGAAATCAGCGCGGGCGAGAACGCCAGACTGATCGTGCTGATGCCACCGGGTTCGGCAAAATCGACCTACACGTCGGTTTTGTTCCCGGCTTGGTGGTATACCCAGCATCCTGGGACTTCGATCATCGCCGTGTCACACACGGCCAGTCTCGGCGAGCATTTTGGCCGACATGTCCGCAATCTAATAGGCGATCATCGGACGCGGTTGGGATATGAATTGGTACGAGACAGCCATGCTGCGGGCCGCTGGCAAACGACTTGCCGCGGCGAGTACTTTGTCGCCGGGGTCCGCGGACCGATAACAGGTCGGCGAGCTGATCTTGCCATAATCGACGATCCAATCAAATCACAGGCCGATGTAACAAACGCACGACTACGTGACAAACTTTGGGGTTGGTTTCGATCCGAACTGCTAACACGCCTCAAGCCTGGCGGCCGGATCATTCTAGTGATGACGCGTTGGCATGATGACGACATCGGAGGTCGGCTTCAAGCGCTTGACCATGCCGAATGGCGTATTCTCCGGTTAGCGGGGCTAGCTGAGACTGACGATCCCGCCGGCCGTCGCCCGGGTGCCCCGATTTGGCCGGAATGGGAGGATGTATCAGGCCTGTTGAGAAAGCGCTCATCGGTGGGAAGCCGATTCTGGCTTTCGATGTATCAGCAGTCACCAGGGACGATCGAAGTCGGTCTGTTCCGTTGTGACCGCTTCGACATCTTGGCCACAGCCCCTGAAATTGGGAATGGGCGCGTCGTTCGCGCCTGGGATCTGGCGTCCACCGCGGCGACAGACGGCGCCGACCCTGACTGGACAGTTGGGGTAAAACTCTCAGTTGATCCTGCAGGACGCTATGTCGTATTGGACATCGTTCGATTGCGCGGCAGCCCGCACGACGTCATCACAACGATTGTGTCAGTAGCCCAGCGAGATGGCCGGTCGGTTCCGATCGGCCTACCAGAAGACCCCGGTCAGGCGGGCAAGACCCAAATCGCCTATTTCGTCGGGCTCCTTGCCGGATATATTGTTAGGTCATCCCGAGAAACCGGCTCAAAAATGACGCGTGCTATGCCGGTCGCCTCGCAGGTTGAAGCCCGTAATATTGCAGTCGTGCGGAGTAGTTGGAATTACGCTTTTTTGGATGAGCTACGCGATTTTCCAGATGGACGCAAGGATGACCAAGTCGACGCGCTATCGCGAGCATTCTCTATGCTGACCCAATCCGGAATCGCGTCCCGACGGCTTAATACGACGCATCTGGCACGTTAGCAGAAGTTAGCCCAAACTCTAATGACCAGCCCGCGACAGGGAACAGATGTTCGAAACTATTTGCGATTCCGTACCGCATGACAGTGATTATTCGCCGCGCACGCGTTCTCTTGACATACTTAAGCGAGTATTAAACGGGACCCTGTACGACGTACTGCCATATCATTTTCATCAGGAACGCTCCGGCGGCGGCGAATACATCCCGCTTCGGAATCGGCGCCCGAGCGTTCGCTATGCTCTCTGTCGCGTCGTAGTTGAGGATAGCGTCTCACTTCTATTCAGCGAAGGTCATTTTCCGACAATAGATTGCCCAGACCGATCAGTTAGTGCGTTCCTCGCTAATGTCGTCAAGGAGACGCGTCTGAACCAGATCATGATTGATGCCGCAATCCGAGGTTCAATAGGATCGGTCGCCATTCTTCTGCGTATTCTTCGTGGCCGCGTTTTTCTCGATGCCGTCGATACACTGTATCTCACACCGATGTGGGACGTCGAAGCGCCAGACGCGCTGATCCGCGTAACGGAAAAATATAAAGTTTCCGGCCAAACACTGGCCGAAAACGGCTATGATAACCTTGATACTGCACGCGACTACTGGTTCATGAGGTGCTGGGACACGCAACGCGAGACATGGTTCGTCCCCTATCTTGCCGGCGAACCCATTGAACCAGTGATCGACGCCTCCCGAAGCGTCCGCCACGGCCTCGGTTTCGTTCCACTGGTCTGGATCCGCAATTTACCAGGACCTTCGGCAAGTGGAGATCCCAACGACGGCGCATGCACATTCCGGGCCGCTATAGAAACACAAATAGAAATTGACTATCAACTAAGTCAAGCAGGGCGAGGTCTAAAATACAGTAGCGACCCTACCTTACTCATTAAGGAACCCGCATCCATTGACTCAGAAATTATCAAGGGTGCTGGCAATGCGTTAGTGGTTAGCGAAAAGGGCGATGCTAAACTTCTGGAAATCGGCGGTACGGCGTCCGCAGCGGTGATAGATTACGTGCGAGTACTGCGCGAAATGGCACTCGAAAGCGTGCATGGCAACCGCGCCAGCGCGGATAGGTTGACAGCGGCCCAGTCCGGACGCGCCTTAGAATTGCTGAACCAGGGACTTATCTGGCTCGCCGACAATCTGCGGATCAGCTATGGTGAAGGCGCGCTGATCCAGCTCGCCGGCATGATCCTTCGTGCGACGCACCTCTATCCACTGACCGTAATGGGCATCCAGATATCCGGTCTGGATTCTACTGTACGACTGTCACTCAAATGGCCGCGTTGGTACGCCCCGACCGCTGATGATCGGCAAAAAGACGCTCAAACCCTATCAACTCTATCGACTGCCGGGCTCATCAGCCGCGAGACTGCGGTCAAGTCCATCGCGGACGCCTATGATATTGAGGACGTGCCCGCCGAGCTCGTCCGAATCTCCGAAGATGGCCAATTCGACAAGGACGATTGATGTCACACGATACGCCTGGGTCAGAACCGACGCACGACCCGCTCGAGGAGTTGCGTGTACGTGCCGAGATTCTGGAGCGTCAACTTGCGGAAGTACAACAACGTACCGAAGCGCGGCTCATACGAGCCGAACTTAAGACCGAAGCCATTCGAGCGGGCATGATTGACCTCGATGGCCTCAAGCTCATCGACCCGTCTCAAATGAAGTTGGGCGTTGACGACGAGGTCGAAGGGGCCTCGGCATTGATGGCACACTTCAAGAAAATCAAGCCATGGTTATTCGGAGGCGCTTCACTGTCCAGTACTGCACAGCCTCCACCCAGCCAGACGGTGCGACAAAAGATGGCGAACGAAATGACCACTGACGAATACCGTTTGGCACGTGACGCTATCTTGAAGAGGCGCACATAGGCACACATCGATTACCCTCGTTGACCGTTCCGATTGGCACATTGACAGATTAAGGTATTTCTTTATATGGGTATTCAGAATTTTCCAGCCGCACTGCAGCCGATCATTCAGCAGGGATTTTTGGAGCGTGAATTTGGGCAGGCCCTTAACTCTCGTCTCGGTTATCGCGCCTGTGCAGATCGCGAGCAGATCGCGGTCGGTATAGGCGAGACACTCACCAAAACACGAGCAGGCCTCAAGCCGACAGTCACGACTCCGTTGGCTCCAAATACTAATACGAATTTCGATAATGGCCTGACACCGACGACATGGGGCGTCGAGCAGTACACGATCACCATCAATCACTATGCGGCTACGACCGATCTCAACATGGTAACAAATCGCGTTGGGATCGCGTCACAGTTTCTTCAGAATGCCTATGTGAATGGGGAGCAAGCTGCTCGCAGCTTGGATGAACTGGCGCGTAACGCCTTATTTAATGCCTATTTTGGTGGAAACACCCGCGTAAGAATTACACTGACTTCCACTGGCCCGGCGGTGTCGGTCGACGATATCCGAGGCTTCCAGAGTGGATTCGTGAACGGCGTACAGCAACCGGTCAGCAATTCCAATCCCCTTACCATTACCGTCGGCGCCGACACCTATACCCTCATCGCCGCAGGCGCCGATGCGACCAACCTCTCGACAGCCCCAAATGGTGTATCTGGTGTGCTCACCTTTTCGGGAAATGTGTCTGTGAGCGATGGCTCGGTCGGAAACGCAATCCTTGCGACGAATGCGTCAGTCATTGTGCGCCCCTCGCAGCGGTCTAATAGCTCCGCCTTGGTTGCGGGTGACACGCTTGTCATGTCCAATCTGCTCGATGCAGTGGCGAAGCTCCGTCTGAACGCCGTACCGGAAATCGATGGCGCCTATAATTGCTATCTCGACCCAGTCTCATCGCGTCAGCTATTTGCTGATCCTGATTTCAAACAACTATTTCAGGGAGCAACATCAACGAATCAAGTGTTTCGTAAGGGGATGACAAACGATTTCCTCGGTTTACGGTTTATGCCCACAACTGAGGCCTTTGTTCAGTCGCACCCGACGCTCGCCGGCTTGGTGATACGTCGCCCGATCATTTGCGGTCAGGGCGCTCTGATCGAGGGTGCGTTTGCCGGTATGGCAACTGAGGATGTTGCACCCAGTGATTCGATTGTCTCCATGGTTGATGGTGTGGCGATGGTTACCCGTGAGCCGATAGATCGATTACAGCAGATCATCGCTCAGTCGTGGTATTGGATGGGTGGTTACTGCGCACCATCCGACACTACCACCAGCCCAACCACCATTCCGACCGCCACTAACGCTGCATTTAAGCGTGCCGTGATGGTCGAACATATCGGTTGATCCGGCAAAGACAGGAACAGCTATGGCCACAGGATCTGTTACGCCGTTCCACCCGACCGGAACGGTCTCTCTTAGTGCGGGCGTCACGTCCGCGAGTATCCAGTTAGCAGGGGGTGGTGATTCTGTCGTGGTAACCAACACTACCTCGTCTCTTACCTACGTGCGCTTTGGCGCGGACACATCGGTGACAGCGACTGTGACAGATATGCCGGTTCTACCAAATGCCCGTGTTATGCTCGCAGTGAACAGCTTGATTACGTATGCGGGCGTTGTATTGGTGAGCGGCAGTGGCGTGGTTCTTTTGACCCGCGGCGACGGATCGTATTTGTGATTCCCTTCACCGACGCTGAAAAGACGGACATCCGCCGATATTGTGGCTATCCGGCGTATGGGGCAGCGCCAGCAGGGTTCCAAACGTGGAGATTTTACCAGATCTACGGGCTACTGGAATTTCGCATGAACAATCTGTCTCAAGCGGAGACGGGCGTCACTCGCCGATATCTGGTCACGTTGCACAACCTGGAAGCCGCTGTGCCTCGTTCTGGCGAAAATTTGGACACAGATCAAGCCGCTGTCTGGACTCACAATCGTGACGAGACCCGCGATCGTGGGCGCCTTTTCGACAGTTGGTGCCGTCGGTTGTGCGGCTTTCTCGGCATTCCGGCAGGACCTGGATTGACCGACGGAAACATCAGCCTGGTGGTGTAGATGGACGAACTTCGCCTTCAGGATCGGATCCGCTGGGGCCTGAACGTCGCCGCACGATCGATCGGCGCGCCTACGGATGCATATCGGCCTTCTGGGCCATTGGAGCCACTCCGTACTGACAATCGCTTCCTCCGTCTGCCCACGGTCTTCTACGGCGTGCACGGAAGCTTCGACAGAGCGGTTGAGTACGACCATCCGCTCTGGAATGGTGTTTTCGACGCTGCCTACACCCGTGTCGGGGACTATTTGGTCCGCCCGGATGGAACTTGGTTTGTGGCTGCGCAGCAGCCCCTGCTACCAGTCTTATGCGTTCGGGCCGATCGGATCGTATCGTTCCTCCGGCCGGCCGCTCCAACGGCCAGCGGTGTGAATACATATGGAGGCGTCACTGCGGCCACAAACACGCCCCTACTAACAAATTGGCCCGCCAGCGTCCGTACGGCCTCGGCTGCGGGTCCATCCGCGGCTGCTTTGCCCGGAGACGCTTCTGTGACCTATTGGACTGTGCTGCTGCCTTCGCATCCTGGTGTTGTCCTTCGCCTTGCCGATCTGATGACCGACGATCTGGGTCGCAATTCCATCGTCTCGGGCGCAGAACTGACCGATCTCGGGTGGCGTCTCTCGGTCAAACAAGCTGCCACCTGATGGCAGACGAATCCGACGTGGAGACTGCGCTGGTTACGCTTTGTTCAGGTGCTCTCTATCCGAACGGCGTCAATTCACCGAGCGTTCCCGGGCCCGACTGCCGCATCTACCGTGGCTGGCCAAGTTCCGCTGCGCTGGACGCGGACCTGACCGCCGGACGGATCAACGTCTCTGTGTTTCCGATGCCTCGCCACGCGCGGACCACAACCCGCTATACTCAAAGCCGGTCCGGCATCCCAACCCAACCTACCCTAACAACGTCCGTGTCCGGCACCGCGGTGACATTCGGCGGGACCGCAGATCTCGGTCAGGTGGCTGGAGTTCTCGCTGACGGGAAGAGTTACGCCTATCGTACTCAAATTGGCGACAATCCTGCGCTTGTTGCCGCAAATTTAGCGACCCTTGCCCGAGCCAGCGCCATCGTTCAATTGTCAGGGTGCACACTCACTATCCTCGGTACTGGCACCTTAATATCCAGAGTGGTCGTGGATGCGTCGGCCCAACAGGAAGTCCGGCGACAGGAGCAGATCTTTCGCGTCACATGCTGGTGTCCTACGCCCATGTCACGCGATGCAACGGCTATCGTCATCGACCTTGCTCTTGCGCAGTTAGCGTTCATCGCGCTGGCCGACGGATCGATGGGCAGGCTGCTCTACGCCGGGACGACAACATTTGATCAATCTCAGGACGCCCTCCTTTATCGCCGCGACCTGCTGTATCAGATTGAATACCCAACTATCATTAGCGCATCACAACCGTCAATGTTGTTCGGCGAATTGTTGCTAAACGCGGCCAATTTTACAGCCTAATTCCCGGAGAATCCATGAACATCCATTTGATCGTGGTCAGATCGTTCGACGGTCTCGCCCGCGGTGACACGGTCACCGATCCAGCGCGTATTGCCCGAATCCTAACGAGCGAGTGGGCACACTCGGTGGTGCGAGTGCTCGCTCTCCCCGTGAAAGGGAACTGACGTCGATGCCGATCTTCCAGCAGGGTAGTCTCAACACCACCGCACTGGTGGTGCCGGATCTCTATGTCCAAATTGTTCCGCCGCAAAATCTGGTGCTAAATGGCGTTCCGACAAACGTTCTGGGCGTTGTCGGCACTTCCTCATGGGGACCTGTCGGTCAGCCTGTAATTGTGGCAACTATGGCTGATTATGCCGGCAGTTTCGGCTCCGTCATTGCTCGTCAATACGACATGGGAACACAGGTTGCGACCGCAGTCCAGCAGGGAGCTCAGAACTTCCGGTGCGTTCGAGTTACCGACGGCACTGATACAGCCGCTCAAGTTGCAGTTCCGAACACCACTTGTACGTTTACCGCATTATATACAGGATCGCTAGGAAATCTAGTCGCGCTAGCATTGAATCCTGGCTCGCAGCCCAATAGTTGGTGCCTCACAATAGCGCTACCGGGCCTCCAACCCGAGATCTACGATAATATCGGTGGTTCAGGAGCAGATTTTTGGACTGCTCTTGCGACGTCAGTCAACCAAGGACAGGGCGCGCAGTTTGGCCCGTCTCAGCTTGTGATCGCCAGCAGCGGTGGCACCATAGTCGCACCATCCAGCTTTATGATGACGCTTGGAGTCGGAACTGCGGGATCTGATGGAGCATCCGGCGTCGCTGCGATGCAACTTGTTGGGTCGGATGTGCCACCCAGGGACGGAATGTACGCGTTG